GACTTATTTATTCGGTGAAGGTGCTTTTCTTTCTGCTGAAAAGAAGAACTATGAGAAGCAGTACACAACAAATTATGATCCGGAAACTTCTGCTGGTATTGATAAGTTCTATACTAAGCAGGGCAAGGTGCTTCATCCGAATGGTCTTTCCCTTGCAGTTGACAACATTGCAAAGGAATCCCCAACACAGGCTGAACTTGGTGCTTCCGCTAATTGGGCATTAAAGTTCAATCCTAAGAATGTTAAGATGGGCATCATCAAGTCCAACGGCTAAAAGAAAGGAGTGCTGAACCATGAACAAATTTGTGATTGTTAATGGTCTGCCTTATTTATATGCTGATGGGAAAACGTATGCAGTGAGATGGGATGAAAAAGGATTCACAGTGGGCGCAGAGGTCGAATTGACTTCTGTGCCTTCTGTAACTTATTCGGAAATATCCATCAAAGCAAAGTGTGCAGGACACCTTGACAGCATAGGTGAAGCAGAAATCACACCGGATGAACCGGAAGGAAGTGCAGATGATGAATCTGTCACACCGGATGAACCGGAAGGAAGTGCAGATGATGAATCTGTCACACCGGATGAACCGGAACAGCAGGAAAAGGACCTGGAGGAAATGACACTTGCAGAATTGAAGGATTATGCCAAGGAACATGACATTGCCTTAAATGGTGCGAGAACCAAGGATGCCATCATTGAAGCAATCATGGGTGCTGAATAGGCGGTGATTGTATGATTATTTCAGTTGAAGAAGTAAGGAAATATATCACAACCAATGAGGAAGATTCAGTGCTTGAAGATATGCTTCAGGCACTGGAAATATCCATTCAGGGCTACACCAACAACAATTTTAAACGTGTGTTGACACCGGAAGGCAAATATCCGGCAGATGTCAAAATGGGTGTGGTTAAGTTGTTGAAGTGGGCTTTAGAAAACCCGGATAAGGTGGGCATACAGTCTGAAACGATATCCCGGCATTCTGTGACCTATTTCGATATGACAGGGGATAATTCCACCATGGGATTTCCGAAGTTCTTGCTGGGCTTCCTGAAGCCGTACCACAGGGCAAGATTCTGAAAGAAAGGGGTAAAATATGAAGTTATTTATTAGTCAGCCTATGAGGGGCAAAACAAACGAAGAAATCAAGGCAGAAAGGGAAGAAATCATCAAGAGAGTTTCCGACAGATTCGGAGAGGTAGAAGTCATTGATAGTTTCTTTGAAAATGCACCACACGATGCAAAACCTTTGTGGTTCCTTGGTAAATCCCTTGAATTGCTTTCAAGTGCAGATGCTGCATATTTTGCGGAAGGCTGGGAAAATTTCAGAGGTTGCAGGATTGAACATGAATGTGCAGTGCAGTATGGGATTAACATTGTAGGTGAGTAGCAATGATGGGTGGAAATATTACAGTCCAGCTTCAGATGCAAGCCGGACACACCACAAATGAAATCGGATCAAGGGCTCCGGTGTGGCATGATGTTCCGGTGTATATGCCCGGAAGCAAGGAACCTGGATTGACAGGTTTTCTTGATTTATCCGGAGAAACAACCAGCCGAAGCACTTTCAATGCAAAAATCCAAGAATCCACACATATCTTTATTTGCGATTATGTGCCGATTCCTGCCGTTGTAGAAATCGAAGGTGTTCCTGTTAGGGTAACCACAGAAAACATCCGCATTGTGGCGCAGGGGCAACCCTATGACATCATGTTGATGGACAATCCGATGTTCCTGAATAAGCAGTGGGAAATATATCTGAAGTTCACAGGGGGGCAGTGATATGTCGGTACAGTTCACAAATAACAGTGCAGCCGTGAAAGCAGCCCTTGATGATGCTGTTCGTGCGTATCTGTATGACGCAGGTGAAAGTTTGACATCACAGGTTGCAGATAATACCAAAGTCGGCAAAGGTGATTTGAAACGTTCCTGGCGGTATAAAGTGGACGAATCAAAGGGTGAATGCGTTATCGGTTCGCCACTGGAAAATGCTATTTGGGAGGAATTTGGAACAGGTGAGTTCAGCTTGAATGGTGATGGTCGAAAAGGTGGCTGGTATTACCAGGATGAAAAGGATGAATGGCATGACACCTATGGTAAAGCACCAAAAAGAGCATTCAAAAGGGCTTTTGATTCATTGAAGAATGCGCTGATCCAAAAGGCAGAAGAAGTCCTGAAAGCGAGGTTGAAATGAGCAAAGCAGCATTGAAAATCATATCAGATGCCATGCGTTCCCTTGGCTTGAATTATGACTTCCCGGAATGGAACGGAAGCCCGGTATATCCTTACTTTACCGGGGAATATTCCGAAGTACCAACACTGAATGAGGATGGAATGCAGGAAACATCATTCCTTCTGACTGGCTTTGCCAGGGGAAGGGAAGCATGGTTTGAATTAGAAGATGCAAAAGAAAAGATTGCTGCCTACTTCGGGAAAGTGGGCGGTCACACGGTTATTGCTGACAATGGTTCAGCAGTAGCCGTTTTTTATTCTCACAGTTTAGTTGTTCCGACAGGGAATGCCGAGCTGAAGCGGATAGAAGTCAATTTAACTATTAAAGAATGGAGTGTGAAGTGACTATGTATGAAGAATTAAAGTCCAGCGGTATCACTGCCAAGACACCGGAAAACATCATGCTGGGTGCAGGTACAATCCACAAAGGATTGGCACTGACTGATGGCAAGTGGAACTTCGAAGAATCTTTAATCGGTGCAACATCCGGTGGTTCCAAGGTTTCCATTGTGCCGGAGTTTACACAGATTGAAGTTGATGGTGCGCTGGTTAAGGTCAAGGGCTTAAATCCAAAGACCGGAGAAACAGCAACCATGGAAGTGAACTTTGTTGAAATGACACCGGAACTTTTAAAGATGGCAACCGTTGGTGAAGTTGCGGTGTCCACAGATTATGAAGGATATACAGAAATTACATCCAAACCAAGAATCGAAGAGGGTGATTACATCGAAAACCTTGCCTACATCGGCAAAAAGATTGATGGTAAGCCTATCATCATTATCTTTGATTGGGCAATCTGTACTTCCGGATTTTCCACAGAAGGAAAGAACAAAGAAGCTGGTGTGTTCACTGGCACCTTTGAATGTGTGGCTGATGTTACACCGGAAGCAGACACATTGCCATGGAGAATTTTATATCCGACACCAACAGTGTAATTGAAAAGGAGATTGAACAATGAGTGAAGTTGAAATTATGGAAAACGTTGAAGAAACAGCGAAAAAATATGATTTAAGACCATTAGTTGCATCCGATATGGGTGCAATCTGCAAAATCATCACTGCAATTGGGGTGAAGGAGTTCCGCAGATGCTTCAATGCACAGGATTTTGCCGGGAAGGATATGGAAACCGTTGGATTCGGTGTTGTGTTTGACATTGCCGGAATTATCATTTCCAATATTCCGAAGGCAGAAGAAGAAATTCAGTCCTTTATTGCAAGCCTGACCGGAATGAAGGTTGCTGAAGTGCAGAAGATGCCTTTTGCAGACTATGGTGAATTGATTGTGGAAGTTGTTATGAAAGATGATTTCCAGGATTTTTTCAAACGTGTCATGAAGTTGTTCAATCGGTAGGATATATCAAATTGATGGACTTGCTTGCCCAGAGGTACGCAAGTCCATTTTTGATGCTTGATGAATTTATCAGATTGCATCAGCTACATGACTTTATTATGGAAACACTGAAAACCATTGCTGATGAAAAGGTCGCTGAAAAGCGGTGGCAGTATTACCTGCACCGGGTGCGTGGCATGACCTTTGAAGAATATGTGCGGAAGTGTGAGGAACCGGAAGCACAGGAAGCTACAAAGCAAATGACCGACACACAGATCAGCAATGTTGTAAATGATTCACGGAATATTTTGCAGGGCTTAAAAATGCCGGAATAGGAATTGCTTATGGAATTGTTCAGGCTGTTCGGAAGGATAGCAATTGACAATACAGAAGCGAACAATGCACTGAATGAAACATCACAAAGGGCAAACGATTCTGCCAATGAAACGGAATCAGCCTTTTCAAAGATTGGCGGTGTAGCAGCGAAGATTGCAACAGGAATCGGGATTGCCGGGGCTGCCATCGGTGGTGCGTTCATTGGTGCGGTAGAAGGTACAAGAGAATATCGAACGGAAATGGGCAAGCTGGACACGGCTTTCATCACCAGCGGTCATTCTTCCGAAGCTGCAAAGCAGACCTATTCGGATTTGAATGCAGTGCTTGGTGATACCGGGCAAGCGGTGGAAGCATCAC